TTCACTGCTTCCCAAAGAGCATCACAGAGTTCATTGGCTATATATTCCCTATGTTCATCATCACACCAATCATAACTATCAAAAGTTATACAAAATACCGTATATCCCACACCAAATTTTCTATCATCTGAATAATCCACTGCATCATATTTTGAAGATAATATCTCTATCATTTTGCCTATTGTAATTTCATCATTTTTAAATAAACTTAAATCTTCTAATTTTCTTCTAATTTCCTTCGATTCTTCATATTGTTCAACCGTTATATGTTGTTTCATAGTTCTTCTACTACCCCCTTTGATTTTTCTAAAAGAGTTTCTATATCATAAGTAATAAATTCATCAAGTAAATAACCTTCTGATGCGTAATCATTTAAAATTCTTTCTAATAATTCTACAATTTCATATTTTATAAAATCTTTTAATGTTTTATTTTCATTCTTATATTCATCATCGGTTGCTATTTGTTGTTCATATCGTTTTAATAAATTATTAAATTGTTCTATAAATATTTCACCATAACATTTACTTTCCGAATTTTGTAATTTCTTACTATCTGAATAATAATCTATACTCATATCTCCACCTCCACAAAGTCCTCAGTTCTCGTATATTTAAATACTTAAAACTAAATCCAATGATAAAAATCCACCCACTATCCATGAATCCTCTTTATCAAATTCCAATTCTAAAATTTCATTAGGTATACTATCAATTTCTTTTACTTCTAAAGAATGTATCATTTCATCAATACTTCCATGAGATTTTGATTTGTAAATTCTTATCCAATCAAACTCTTCCATTTTTACTCCTTCTGGATATATTTTATGAATTATATTAAAGTTGTCTTGTTTTAATTTTTCTATTCTATCTTTTACTTCCATCACTCAACCTCCTAAAATGGAACAAACTTAAAATTTTTACATACTGAATCTAAAAAGTGTTTTTCTTCTTTAGTTTTTTTACATAATCCGTTATAGCTATCGTAATATTCACAATCTTGACAAGTAAATTCTTCTGCATCTTCTATCACAACTGGAATTTTAATATTCATCACTCAACCTCCTCTGCTTTTTCTATATGCTCACCTTCGGACAAAGTCTTATATTAGTTACATTCTTTTAAAAAATCTTCTACAGCTTTCTCTGCATCTGATTTTTTAAATTTATATATAAATTTCATTATCATATCATAGATTTTCATTTTCTTAACCTCCGTTAATATCTTATTTAACCTCTTTTGGATATATTAGTTCTTGTCCACAATAGGGGCATGGGTTCATATTATATGTCGGTTCTGCACCACAAACATCACAATATAAAACATAATCTCCGAAATGTCTATCTATCATCTTCATATTCCTCCAATTCGAAAGGCTCTATAAGTATTGTAAAATGTGTAACATTACTAGGAAAATTTTCATCTAATGGGCTACCACAATATGGTGATTCTTCTATTGGAAAACTCCACCACAAACAGTCCCCTATATCCTCATGCCATTCTTCTATAGGTTTTGGCTGTAACATATCTTCTAATTTCCCTAATTGTCTAATTGCCATACTATAGTCAAAGAAAGCATCATAAGTACGAAATTCTCCTACTACTGGCTTGTGGTCTTTTAAAGTATATTCAAAACAACCTATTGTTTTTTTAGTTAACCTTTTCATTATTTATCCCCTTTCAGTATCGCTAAATACAACCTTAGTTCTTATCTGGATACTTATACTGACATTCTCCAGGTCCAGCAAAATAATTCATAGGCTCAATATCATGCTTCATAAACATTTTCCTGATTCCACAATCCCTGATTGGATTCTTATTACATCCTCGGCAAAAGGTTTCAATCAAACCTTCGATAATATCGTCTCTTTCATCATCACTCTCAAATTCCCATGTCAAAGATTTTTGCTCTTGTTCTTTTTTTGCTTGTTTATACTTTGTTGTTGAAATTAATGCCAGCTCATACTGATTAGCTTCTCTACTCATTCTATCGATTTCATCTTTTCCAACCCTTTTTATAACTTGCTCATAAAATAATGTTATTGCTTTTGAAGCTTCTTCAAGATATAATCTCTCTTTTTCTGTTATATTTTTATTTTCTTCGATAAACTGTTGCATCTTCCCACCTAATGCAACATAGGTCATAATATCTTGTCTCTCAATTTTCGATAAATATGTTTTAGCTGGAGCTTCTTTAAACTCTTTTTCAAATACCATATGCTTTTTAAGTTCTTCATCTAGCCATCTTAAAAATCTATCTTGGTTTTTCATCTTATTCATTGCTTCTTCTGCCTTAGTAGTAAATACTGTTACTCTATGCATTACTCTGCTAAATCTTTTTTCTCCATAACCCTCTCGTTTAAGAGCTATCTTGTATGCTGTTTGTCTCATAGTATCTGTTGTCGCTCCTGCTTTTATTGCCACATCATTTGCTATTTGTATTGCTTTTTTTTCAATTCTTTTGAGTTCGTCCTTTACCTTTCTTTCAAGCGTTTGATTTTTAGAAATTAATTTATCAAGATTCTTGTATTCTCTTTTCATTTGCTCGATAATCTTTTCATCAAGCTGTAACATCACTTATCACCCCCTTTTTAATTGCACATGGTTTTGCCCATTGTTTAACTGTGCCATCATGTAAATATAATTCGCCCGTATTCGTGTCTAGTTTCGCTTGTATTGATTTATTTTTGCTTATGTAATACTTTACATCTATAAGATTATTTTCTTCGCTTAAAATCGATTTATAGCCTTCGTAGTCATTTGCAACTAGCCTTATTATCGCCCGGTATGCTGTTGCAAGGTCCAATTTTATTTCCCCCTTTCATATAACTTCTTTTATCACAATTTCCATCCGTTCTTCCTTCTTATCACAAGCTATTTTTTCAACAGTAGCTTTTATTACTTGTCTATCATCTTTGTAAGCTATTTTATTCAAACCATCCATTGCTGCTTTTAAATAGTTGTCTGCGTCTCCATCTCTCCCAAATTCGGTAGTTTTACCATAAAGGTATACCTTAACACCTATTTCAATTTTTTTCTCGCTTACACGCTTTATTTTGCCTTTAGAAACGAATCCTATATACTCTTTATAGTTTAAATACCTTTGTGCATTTTGTTTTACGAATTTTCCTCTTTTTGTCATTCTTACATATGGAACTGCCCTTCCTGGAACAATTATTTTTACCTCACTACTCATTCAACCACCTCATGAATTTCACAACTAAAAATACCTGATAAACTAACAAACTTACGCTCAAGGCTAAAAGTAATTTTGCATCGCTTCTAAATATATAACCTGAAATATACATAACCACTACCACAATTCCGCTAATTAATATCCATCTATGTGTCTTTTCCATCTACTCTACCCCCGTAGAGCCGAATCCATTTTGGCCTCTGTCTGTTTGCTTTAGCTCATCTACTACTTCAATTTCTGGTAGTTCAACCTTTTGTATTACTAACTGACATATGCGTTCATAAGGTCTAACCACAAAAGGCTTATATGAAAAATTGAAAAGTTTAATTCCTATTTCTCCACGATATTCACTATCAATCGTTCCTAAGAGTGAAACTATATCGTATTTCACCCCTAGTCCTGACCTAGGCCTTACCTGTGCTTCATACCCTATAGGAAGTTCTATAGCAACTCCTGAAGGTATTAAATCACTACTCCCATGTGGTGGAATTACTATGCGATTATCTAGCCGTGCCCTTAAATCAAATCCGCTATCACTTTTACGTTTTTTATATGGCATGCATTTCTCATCAAACAATTTAATTTTTATCTTTTTCATTATGCTTGTCCTCCTTTAGCATATTCCCTGTGCTTTCAATTTCTTTTTGATAATTTTTTTGTCTTTGTTCATGTGCATTGTTATCGTGTTTCTTGTAACTCCTAGTATTTTAGCTATTTCTTTTTGTTCTAACCCTTTCAACCAAAGTTGCCATATTTTTTTGTGTCTATCGTTCAAGTTCTCAATCATGGACCATATTTGTTTCGCTAAATCTTTATCGACTATATCCTCGACAAAATCTTTTTCAGATCTAATCTTGTCCTCTATTTTCAAACCATCCGTACCGGGAATTTCACTATCTATGCTCATTAGATATCTTACTTTGTTACTTTGGGCTTTGAACACTAGCGTTTGGTCTCTGTGATACCTAGAAAGTTTGAAATATATTTGTTGCTTTGCATAATGTGGAAATGATACACCTATACTAACGTTATATTTCCTATAAGCTTCTAATAGTGCTTCAGATGCCAATTGATACATATCTTCATAACCATATTTATTGTATTTGTGTGCGTATTTTTTGAGTAGTGGTTGAAACTTTCTATATATTTCTTCAAAGCTATGCTGATTATATGTATTATTATTAATCATCAGAGTTTTCATTTCCCAAACTCACCCACTTTCTAAACATTTCTGATATTTGATTTTTCAAATATTGCCTTTTCTTTGCTTCTTCATTAACATATGCCTTCCAATCCTCGCCTTTGCAATACATTTCAACTGCTCTATCTAAAATCAGATTTGTATTCTTATCCATTGAGTATCATTCCTTTAAATTGCTGCAGTTCATTAATTATATTATCTACTTCTGACTTTTCTACCTTAATTGATTGGTTACCTTTTATGATTGTTATTTGGTCGTTTTGTATACGATACTTGAACACCTTACCTTGCACATCCATTGTCTCTACAGTAAAATGAATTTCTTTGGTCTCATTTTTTTTCTTGTTTTGCACTCTTGAAATTAACATTCCTACCGCTCTAGGATCTGTATTATACTTCTTAATTATTTCATCCTTATTCAGTCCTTTTTTGAGTTCTTCTTCAACTATTTTCATGTTAATTTTCATTTCTTCATTTCCCCCTTCTTTTCTTTGTACGCCTTTTCTCCAGTTAAAGTGATGTAATGCCATACCTACATTTTTCTTGTCTTGTTTGTTTGTAGGATATTTTTTCTCCAGCTCTGCTGGGTCCATTTTGTATGTAATAACTTCACCTGGTTTGCGTTGCTTTGCCAATTCTTCTTCTTTGTGAATATTCCTAATTTCAAAATCTCCATACATTACTCATCACCCTCGTAATAGCAATCATATTCATCAAATCTGCTTGCTATAAGAAGGGCCATAGTAAATGCTCCAATCGTTCCACCAGATATAAAACCAACTATAAATCCAAACATTAATTATTCCCCCTTACTCTTATAAAATTTTTGTTTCTCTAGCTCTATCTCATGATGTAGGTATGCTAATTCTTCGTGCAGCTTGTCCTTAATCCGTCTTGCTTTTTCAATGTCCTCTGTGCTTCCGATAGCTTCCTGAATAGCAAGTTCATTTTGAGCTGCTTGAAATTCTCTTACTTTGAATTTTTCTTTTAAAATCAATTCGTAAAGTTTTTTCATTTTTTTAGTCCCCCTTTGCAATTAAAACTAAATCTATAGCGGTTTTAAGTATTGCTTTTGTACTTTCATCATATTCCTTAGCCTTCAAACTTCTAAGCACGTCCAAAACTTCATCATACATATCATTATTAGTTATCATCGAATCCCTCCAATATTTCTTTATTGGTAGGTTTATATCCGTTTCTTCTAATTTCTCCTATCAATAGATTTAGCTGTTTTAATATTTTTAAAAATTCACCATAATATTTGTTTATTTCTGCTTCAGTTCTTGATGGATCATCTATCCATTTAACTGCTCTATAATACCTTCTAAGCACCTTATTGTATTTAATTTTTAATTCTTTCATGCTTTAACCTCCTATTCATCATCCCAAGGAGCTTTTTCTTCTACTTCAAAGAAGTCCAATTTTTTATTAAGTTTAGTCCAGCCATATTCTTTGTTAGGGTTATCTGATTCACCATAAAATCTTTTGCTTTTTATTTCAAAATATACACCTACTGATTTGTCCTGATAGCCTAAAGGTCTATTTTTAAACAAATCTATATAGCAATCAAATATCTCAATTCCTTCTTCCTGTGCTTGTTCAAATTCTTTTCTAGTTGTTCTGTGAATTGCTATAACATAATGGGCAAGATTTGTAATATCTCCACTCCCTGCTACGTCTAGCTTTGTAAGTCTTTGTATTGTTTGTGTTTTTCTAGGATGAGCTACTAAATGCACTACTGCATTGAATTTTCTTGCAAATCTGATAAGCTCTTTTACGAAATCCTTTTGTTTTGAGTATTTTTCAAATTCGCTGCATTCAAGGTCAATCATCATAAGATTATCTAATATAAAATTCTTAACTCCATGCTTTCTTGCAAGTTCTTCCATTTTTTTCAAAATGCTTGAAGCTCTATAGTCTAAATCATTGTCATAAACAAATATATTGCCTTTATACCACTCTCGCATAACTTCTTTTATTTCTCTTGGCACTCTATGGGTTTTTGGAGCATTAGGACCGTTGTCTATTTCCTCTACATATTCGGGTCCTGCCATTGGATACTCTATCCATGACCTTAATTGTTGCTTTGTAAGTTCGCCGCTGAATATAAATGTTTTATAACCTTGTTCCAAAGGCTCGCATACACAAACTTGATTTATGAATGTTGATTTGCCCGACCCATTTATTCCTGTAATCACATTAACTGTTCCTAAAAAGAATCCATATATCCATTTGTCTAGCCCGTTTATACCTGATTTAATTTTTTCAGCTCTGTTTATGTCCAAATCTTCAATGTCTGCCATGTCTATAACGTCGGTTATCGGAACTTCTTTTGCATTTTCTATTGCTTTATATACGCTTTCAGGACCTTCTTTGTATAGATGAATATTAATATCTTTGTATCTGCTTACTACGTATTTGCAACGCCATTCCCCAAGCCTTGGCACCACTTCTTTTCTCATTTTTTCGCCAGCTTCATCGTTATCAGACCAAATAATTATTTCATCAAATTGTTCTAGCCAATCCCAGTTATACTCTATCCAGTGATAATTATTGGCTCCAAAAGGTACTGATACAACATTTTTCCATCCTGATTCAATTACTGCTAATCTATCTATTTCACCTTCGCATATTAAAAGTGGTTTGCTTGTATTAACCTTGTCCATACCATAAAGGATTGGAACTGTATCGGCGTTCTTTTGGCACCATGTCTTGTTATCGCTTTTTTTAAGTTTCCTTGCGGGTCTATATTTAACTAATAAAAGCTGCCCATATTGGTCTCTATACTCAAATACAATGTTGCCTTTGCTATCTTCCTTAACCCCTGCATAATCTATTGTTGCCTTACTAATTCCTCTTAGTTTTAAGTATTTTTCTATTTTACTTATAGATTTGTTTTCCTCGGCAATTGGGTATCTATATTCTTTTTTTCTATTGCTTGCTATTTCTGTTTCAAAATCATAAACTTCTCCAACTTCATTAAATAATCTTTCAACTGCTTCTATAAAGTTAAGTCCTTCATGTTCTGTGTAATAATCTATAATGTCATAAGTCCTGCCGCATCCAAAACATTTAAAACTGTGTGCTTTTTTATTCCATATAAAGCTTGGTGTATCTTCGCTATGAAATGGACATAAACCTTTTAATTGTCTTCCATTCCATTTTTGTATATTTAATCCACTTGCTATTATCTCTGCAGCTCTTGGTCCTAAACTTGCTTTTGCTTTTTCTATTAAGTTTTTATTGATCAACTTATCACCCCTCTAACTGCTGTCAACTTGGTAAAGGCTTTTAAGTTTTGAATTTAATGACTTTCCTTTTTTAAGATTCCTTCCCCATTTAACATAATTTTTAAAAGAAGTATTTATTTGACTCCTTGGATTATCTTTAGCTTTTAAAGGTTTATCTTGTTTATACATGGCCCAATCTTTTATAGATTCAATTAAATCTAATTCAGGATATCTTTCTTTTAATCGCTTATACATATCCAAATCTTTTTTTCTGTCTAAAGGATAGTTTTGTATCGTTTCTAAAACTTTTAAAAATTGTGCTTCCTCTGGATTAATGATAATAATATTATTTATTTCTTTATTTTCATTATTATCATTATTGTTTATGTCTTTCTGTTGTCCTTCTGTTGTTCTTACACTTGTACTCTCTGTTGTACCTTTTGTTGTTTTATTGTCTTGGTAAGCATTGTAATTTACTACCTCTAAAACAGTTTTTCTCTTGTCCTTTTTTACTTTTAGCATTTGTTCCTTTTCTAAGGTATTTAAAAAATTCCTTACTTTATTTCTAGACCATCCCCAACGTTCAGCTAATTGCAATTCTGATGTAATTCTTTGTCCTCTTTTAACCTCATATACCGAATCTCTAAAATATGCTTTACCATCTTCGTGATTAACCATCATAATTATATCTATCCAAGCTTGCCCTTTAGAAAATGGTTTATCGTCCCATAGCCAATGTTTTTGTATTTTTCTATGCAAACTAATCCAACCTTCCAAACTATCACCGCCTAGTGGCTAAAAAATTGAATAATAAATATCAAAATTGTCAATGCTAAAATTAGGGAAAATATTGCTGACTTTCGTCTACGTTTTTGGATACGGAGGGGAGCTTGTCCCCTCTCTAACCGAATTAAATCAGGCCGATACATATTAATCACCTACTCATGCAAAATATTTGAATTTTGATATTCAGCTTTAAGCCAGTTTAAAATTGATTGACCTACTGATATGCGTTCATGTATCGAATTTATGTTATATTTGCATGCGTCATATAAAGCTTCTTGTTTATCTCTTTCTAGCTTTAGAAGTGCAATTTCTTCATCGCCTCTGGCTAAGTCGTTTATAAGTGTAACTGGATAGCTTTCTTGTCTTAGAATTAGAATTTTTTTAGCAAGTTTGGTTCTGTATTTATGTTCTGCTTCTGCTTTTTTTATGCTAGTTTCATATAACTCTTTGTTTGCCTGGGCAAGCTCTCTGCCTAGGTTTTTTAGGTTTTCAATGATACTTTGTGGGTTAAGTTTCATATAATCACCCTTTATAACTCCGTATAATGGATTACTCTTTCAAGCTGCTTTGTTGATTTACAGTAATCACATTCTTCACATCTAATTGGTTCAACTTCGCCTAATTTTAATTGCTTAATCCTGTCTATACTAATTTCAACTTCTAAGAGTTTGTCTTTTATAAATTCAGTTCCTAAGTAAATTGCTGCTTTATCTGGAATAGTTTCTTTACTTACAGCTATAATGTGAGGATGAAAGTAATCTCCTTCTGGTCTATTGTTATAAAGTCTTTCAACTTCACAATATATTGCTAATTGTAAAAAATAATCGTAGTATTCAATAAAACTCTGTCCACCGTTGCTAATTATTTTTCTAGTTGTTTTTATATCAGCTATTACTCTTTTATCTGGATTGTATATATCTATCATTATCTTCCAAGGAAGTCCAAACAACTCTGATGTCATAACTACTTCTTTTTGTCCTTCTCGAACTTTAGAAATTAATTTGTCATTTGCTAAAGTTTTAATCATTTTGTCTGCTACTTGATACTTTGCATATAAACTTCCATCTTTCTTGAACATTTCAGGATGTTCTTGCCTAAATTTTTCTAAGTTACCTTCATTCCAAGCATGAACATAACTTCCAATTAAATATGCGTCCTTATCTTCTTCTTTCCATTCTCCGTTCAAATAAGCCATAGTTTTAGCTTCGCATTGCAAGAAACTCTTAAATTGGCTTACTGACATATATTGCTTGTCCGCTTCTAAATTAAAGTATTTATCTTTAGTAAGCATTATTTTTCACCTTCCTCAAAAGGTGTACCAGTTAAATCTAATTGCTCTTGTTCAAGTTCTTCTGAAACTTCTTCATATTCAACTTCTACTGCTTCATTGAATGGAGATTCTTCTTTAGTTGTTGGTTCATTCTTAAATTCAAAGTCACTTGCTTCTTCAAAGGCTTTTTGTTGTTCTATAGTGTCAAAATCAAGTTCGATTAGTTTGCAAAGCCTTCTTAAAACAGTCTTTTTATACATTTCTCCTGGTGTCTTTGTCCAAGCTGCACTATTTTTAGCTTTAGAAAAATTTTCTCTGATAGATTCAATTTCTTCCTTTGACATAGTTTCATACATCATACTTCCATCTTTGAATAAAACTACTGCAAATGCTCCAAGTATTTCTCCATTATTAAATGATTTAGGTTTAAAATTAATCGTTTGTTTACCATCTATGATTTCTTCTTGAAACTCATCACCTTCTCTAACTAGTTTTGCATATATGTCCTTAATTGGATTAATACTATACTTTTTAGCTAGTTTGATTTCTCCTTTGTAATCTGTCTGGAAATTCAGTTGATTTCCGTATGGTATCGCATAGCATTCTTTATTGAAGAAATCTAATCCTAAAAATGCTCCTTTAAGCATTGTTCTTGCTATTGATATTGGCTGACATTTTTCAATGTCTTTTGTATCTTGAAGAACTGTCATACAGTTCTGTAAAAATCTAGTCTCATTAAAATCCTTTGGTAATGCATCAGCTTTTGATTTTAAAAGTTTCTGTAATGCTGCATGACTTTGTTTTAAAATTTCATCACGTTTAACTATATTTCCCATGTTAATCCTCCTTAATATTTCGTCTTTCACACTCTTTTCTAAGCCAATATATTTTCTTTTGAACGTCTTGCTTAATTCCCTCTGGACAAATTTTTATATATCTCATTTCGGACCTTAAAAGATTTAATACGTATTCATCCGAATCATAGTAAGAACAATATGCTATCATTTACCCCACCACCTGGGAAAATCTATTATATTCATATATAAATTCATTTTTGCTTTGTTCAAGCTCGTCCAGTTTTTCTTCATAGAAATATCTAACTTCATCAATTAATCCTTCTAGTTCTGCTAAAAGCTCTTCCTCGTCTTTATCATCAGTAAGTAAATCTAAATCTAGTGAAATTCGTTTTAAAAATTTTATCCTCTCTCTAATTTCTCTCTTGTTCATATTCTCACTCCTTGTAAATCCCCTCATTTTCTTGTATAATGAGGGTGGGTTGTTTTGAGCCTTATTTAGGCTCTCTTTTTTGTTTTTGCTAGTCTAGCTCTAAGCTCTGACACTTTGCCTTTGAAAAGTATCATTTTCATGATTTCACCTCCTAAACTTTCCTGACCTCTTATAGTATTTCATGGTCCTCTAATCTAAATAGAAGCTCATCCCTTTCTTTCCTAAGGTTCTCAATTCTTTTCTTAATCTCTGCCAGTCTTTCCTCACAGTTTGGCTGATTGTAGATTTCTCCAAATTCTTTAGCTAGTTTAGTATGTTCCAGTATTATCTCCTGAAGTCTTGTTTCAGTTTGATTTAAAATCATTCATTTCCCCTCCTTTCGTTTCGTTTTTTCTCTCTTTCTCTTTAGATAATGTTTTGCTGTATAATTTCTACTGTTTCAAAAAGTTTTTTTAAATCTTCAGTCATGGATTAACCTCCCTTTTCTGGCTTGCCTTATACAAAGTTCCACTTTTTTATATGTATTTTTGTTTGTTTAACGTGGAATACTAATATCAAGCAGTATGTTCAGTACGATTTTTTCGGACATCGTCGGTAAAAAAAAGATATTCATAAGGTTTTTGGAAAAAATCAATTATTTTGTCAATTTCAGATTTTTTCCATTCAGTTTGTCCGTTTAACCTTTCATAAGTAGTTGTACGATTCAAGTTAATTATTTTGGCAAATTCAGGTATTGAAATATTTTTTCTTGCTAATTCTGCTCTTATATTTGGATACATTTAAGTTCCTCCTTCCAATTTGCTTTGTCCACATATTTCGTACTGTTACTTATTATTATAGTATGCAATTTTCGGAATGTCAATACATTTTTTCGGAAAAAATATTTATATTTTTGAGAATATCGGACTTGTGCTTGGAATACTCGGAAATTTGGTATAATTAAAATTAAAGAGGGGTGATTATATGAATATTGGAGATAGATTAAAAAAATTAAGACTAGAAAAAGGGTTAACTATTAGGGAAGTTGCTAAGATATTTAATATAAGCAAATCAACTGTAAGTGATTACGAAAGAGGAAGAACAACTCCTAATTATGAATTATTAATTAAAATGGCCGATTATTTCAATGTTACTACAGATTACCTATTAGGCTTAACCGATGAAAGAAATATATATAAAACTGTTCCTAAGGAAGTTCCAAAGATTTTAAGAGAATTAGGAACAAAATATATAGGATTTGCTAAAGATTTGAAAGACGCAGAGCTAACAGAGGAAGAAATAAAAGACATGATAGAGTATATGAAAAAAGTCTAATAACCTAGAGGCAATATTAGCCGGAGAATTTGAAGAAATAAAAGACATGATAGAGTATATGAAAAAAGAGTAGGCACCTGTTATACCTACTCTATATAATTCAATAATCATGGCTTAATTATCTTTAGATATATGTCTTAGTGCTTGGTTTTCTACTACTACCCATGTTCTCCCAATTTGTTCTTTGTATCTATCTTCAAGTTTAACAATAATTATATTTCTCTTATAATGATTTAAATTGTATTTATCGGCTAGATCCTGCAAAGGTATCCAGCCTTTTTTTAGACATTTATACATAGCAATCATCCTTTTTTAATTTTGTGTAAGAACCGCCGCACTTTACAATACTTTCAAGCAACAGCGATAATCTTTTGTGATTTAATTCAGTTCCAACAAATCTTTTTCCGTTTCTATATGCATATAACCCAACTAATCCAGTACCCATGCACAAATCTCCTATACAATTATAATCTTCATTCTCACATACCCATTTAATAATATCTTCTTCATCCATATTATCAAGAGGTAATTTTTTTCTTTTATTACTTCCTCTAATTACATAACAAAACCTATCTTTTTTATGATAATAAGTACTATTATAGAATGTTACATATTTATATCTGCTTTTCATTTCTAAAATAAATTCTGCTAGATATTCCTTTCCTATCTCTATATAACAAGTTTTAGGACTTATTTCGTCGATACATTCAAACAAACGTTTGTAAAATTTTTCAAAACTTGTTTGCTTATCTGTTCTTTCTGCTTTTGTATAGAATGTGTTTAAGTTGCCTAAATTCCAAGGCGGGTCTACAAATATTACATCTGCATTAAGCATTATGTTTGGTAATGGATCAAATATATTATGGACCTTTACCATGCTGCCATTATCAAATATTACTGTTTCATCTTGGTTTATAGGATGCCTTTTAAAAGCATCCCCATAATTCCATTTAGCCATGATTTTTCACCTCCACCATTTCCCATGATTTTGAATAAGCTTGATTCTTGAATAATTCAGCTATGCCAGTTATCTGTTTAAGTCTATATACTTCTTCTAATTCCATTCCTAAATGTTTTGCTATATCTTCATCTTCCATACCTTGTTCTACTAGCGATTGAACCAAATCCCCCATTAGTTCTACTTGATGAACCCCTCTAGCTCTATTAAATTGCACTGTAGCTGCCATTCTTTTCTTTAAATCGTGTTTTAGAATAACAACAGGTATTTGGTCCACTTCAAGCCATTCTTTTAATATTGTGTACCTATGAAAACCGTCAATAACAATATATTCGTCCATATCCTCATCATAGATAACCACTATTGGAAAACAAAAGCCATTATCTATTATGGATTGCTGCAAAAGCTCCATATTGTTTCTAGGCACATTATTAGGATTATAATTATTTGCTCTTACCTTTTCAATTGGTACCAATACTACATCCATACAAGGTAAATCAATATACCCTTTTTTGCTTTTAAGTTTCATTATAAAATCCTCCTCCATTTTTCTATAGTTTCTAATCTAGGATCCGGTTTATTATCAACCGGTAAATTATTTTCATAATCATTAAGTATTAGTTGTCTACATTGTTGTCTAGCAACATAATCATTATCAAGATGCTTAGAGAATCTTTTTTCAAAGATATGTTTCCTAGTTTCATCAGGATAAGTTTTGAGAAGGAAATCTCTATATTCTCTCCAGTTTTTAAAATTCTTAGGTAATTTTCTTACCTTTAACATCTTGCTATCTTTGCCATATAGATTACCTATGCTCATTCCATTAATTCTTTTAAGCAATCTATCATATGTTTTTGGCTCAAATTCAGGTAATTCTACTAATGCCTTGAAAGATTTCTCGTGTATCAAGCTAGATACTCTTATCTCTTGTAGTCCCATGCCCTTCTTCCACATGTAATCATATATTTTGGAATACCTAAGTTTTTCATCATAGATATATCGCCAAACATCATGAAAGTTCCAATCATATATAGGGTAGAATGATGCTGAACCATTTCCTATGTCAGTCCCCCAAAATACTCCATTTACTGGATTTTTTGATACTGCCCTCCATCTGTTCATACTTTCAGTTGCCCTTAATCCTACTAAAAAAGCTGTATTAGGTCTGCTATTTTGGAAGTTATCTAAAACTGCGTAAAAATCAAGTCCTATTTTCTTATTTCTGATTTTTTCTTTTTTCTCATCCCAAGGCTTGTGCCAAATAGCATCTTTCCTTTTGCTTCTCATCCAAATCTTGTGTTTGCCCTTTTCCCAGCACTTCAAATAAGGGTCTTTGTATGAAGTTGCGTTTGTAAGATTAAACTCTATCTGTAACCATAACTTAATAGTATTTTCAGGATACATATTCATTATATAGTCTACTTGCTTGATTGTACTATCATATACAACTTCTTCATCAAGAAAGAATATGCCTATTTTCCTATTTCTTTTATTAGCTTCTTTAAGTGCTAAATGGGCCAAAACAGTACTATCTTTTCCGCCACTAATTGATACAACTATATTTTCGTAGGTATCAAATATGTAGCTTATTCTTTCTTTAGCAGCTTCTAATACATTTTTTTTAGTATAAACTTGTTTTAGCATAAAATTCACCTAGCCTTTCATTCCACTTGTTATAGTCCTCAAAATACCATTTGTCGGCACCTATACAAGTATTAACGAATCTAACTTCATTAGTTCCAGTAGATTTAACATAATCAATAAATTCCAATCTCCTGCAAGGGAAATCAATAATCGTTAGGTTTCCTTGAGTTACATTTCTATACGTAACTATATTAGGTAATTTCAATCTTTGATTCCTTGCTAAATATATTTCATTCTCATGCAAAACAGCCTTTTTAAATTTGCCCAAGAAATTATGAAGGTTTCTTGGAAGTGTATCAGGATCACTATTGCCTAAGTTGTCAAAATAATAATCTTTTTTCTTTAAATAGCTTTTCACCTGCCTTTCTGTCAGTTTTACATCTATTGACTTAAAAATTAAATCATTTCTTTTGACTAAAATATCTTCTTCATAAAGGTATTCCCATTTAAAGCCTTTTCCCCTGTATTTCCCTTTATTCTGAAAGTCTAAAAGGATTAGAAAGTCCTTTTTTTCTTCAATAAAAGGGAAATATTCAAATATAATTTTGTGATCAGTTTGATTTAGGTAGTGATGGGCACAATTGTATGTCAGTTCACTTCTATTTTGAGTTCTCATACATTCATTGACAACTATTAGTACATCATCATCAATTTCCTCTAATAGCCTGTAGAATACTGGATATTCAATAATATCCTTGTATTCTATATATTCAATCTCAACATTACCTTCTAAATCAAAAATATCTTCATGCTTTTGGAAGTAAAGAACAAAGATTTTTCTTATATCGTTCTCTCTTAGATATTTGTTTAAAACTTCCTCCTTTTCTTTTTTATTCAGACCTACCCTTATCATCTAATAACTCCTTTCCATCTATCCATTCTCTTATGTTGTCTTTCTTTCTTTCTATTTCCGACTTAAAAATATCGATTAGCCTTTCTTTTCTCCAAAGACATTTAAGAATCCTTTCATCAACAGTATAATTTGCACAAATGTCTATAATGTGAACATTGTTAGATTGTCCTATTCTATGAATACGGTCCTCTGATTGAGAACGTGTTGCGTAGTCCCAATCATTAGAATAATATATTGCGTAATTACAAAACTGGAGATTCAAACCGTATCCTGCACACGTTTTATTTGCAACAAAAAACCTTGCATCATTTTCAAATTTTTCTACATTAAGACTTCTCTGTTTCTTAGATATTTTACCATGAAATTCTACAGCAGAATTTTGTCCATACTTCCGTTTCAATTCTGCTGATATATCTTCAATTTCATGGGTATATTTGCACCAAATAATAATCTTGCCGTCTAAACCTTCTAATACATCAAACAATGTTTTCATCCTTGGATTATCCATAGGATTTTTGAAAATAGGTTCAGTCCTCATTTTCTCTTTCAACTTGCTTGTAATTTTCCTTCCACAAACAACGTGTTGTACAGCAGTAAGTAGTCTATATATTGTAGAAGGTTCAAACTCATCTACATCAGATAAAAATAAATCTTTTGTTTCTTCATATTCAAATCTCTGTTCTTCTGTAATATCAAAATAAACAGTATCATATGTTTTGGGAGGAAGGTCTAAACATTCAGATTTCAACACCTGATAAGTATAAGGTGCTATTTTTCTTGTTAGATAATCAGTTTCTAAACACCTTCTAATTTTTCCTGGAATTTTTTCATCATATTCAAGATGATTAGCTGCAAAGCTCCAAAAAGACTTGTACCCTAATATTCTCCAATCAAGAATATACCATTGTGAGAATAAATCTTTTTCACATCTGCTAATCGGAGTTCCATTCAGTATTAATTTATATTTACAATGTTGAGCTAAACGGATAATATTTTCTGTCCTCTTGGCTCTGTGATTTTTTACAAGATTACTTTCATCAACTATCAAATAGACATTTTTTTCTTGTACTAATTTAAGCAACTCACTATTAGTTCTTATGCTACTTGATAGCGTTTCAATGCCGCATATGGTTATCATGGATATATCATTACAATGTTTAAGCAAATCTCTTCTAAGGTTTCCTTTAACGCTGCAAGGACATAGCCATAACACATGGTCAATTTTGCCTGCATTATATCGTTTAGCTGCTAACTCTAATGCAGTCCTAGTCTTACCTGTGCCCATCTCCATGTAGAGTGCTCCAACTTTTATCCGTTGGAGCTTCTCTACTGCTTTCTTTTGGTGCTCATAAAGTTTAGTTTTAAGTTGCATTATCAACCAGCTCCTGCAATCCTAAAAAACCAATTTCATCATCACAATCTTCGCATAAATAATATGTTTTACCTTTATATCGATATTTGAATAAAAAATCCTTCTTGTTATTGCAACATTCACATGATTTCATATTTATTCCCCCTCATCAAATAAATCAGGTAATATACATGTATCTGATGATAATATTTCTTTAAGTCCGTCTTTTTTTTCATTTTCTTTTGCTTCAACAGGAGTAACAACTTCAGCTAACTTCAAAGATTCTTTATACCTTTCTATTGCCTTTATAGCACCTTTTGAGAATCTAAAACCATATAATTCAGCAAACTCTTGTACTTCATCTATGTGTTCTATTCTTACAACAACTCCACTATCCCACTTACTTCCTGGCAATTTTCTAGCCACATTATAAAGCCTATTGTTATGTCCTTGCCATTTAATTACTAGCCACCCTTTGTATTTTCCTTCTTTCCTAATATATATCCATCTAGTACATTCTTCTTCATAATCTCCTTCAATAGCTTTTCTTCTGATTTCTTCATCTAATATGCAAATTGGAAATCCTTCATTAAGCAACTTATTTCCAAGCTCTGCTGCTCTATCTTCTACTGTACCGTTTGTATAATTTATCTCTCTTTTCCATACTCCGTTCCATTTGTAACCAAGGTCTTTAACTATTTTTATAAAATCATTATTTTTTTCAAAGTATACCTTTATTGTATCGTCTAGCACCTTTATTTCTACAACTGCATTTGTAACTTTGTTTTCTGGATAAACTGTAGATTCTATTTTAATTTGTGTTTCTAAATCTTTTTCTTTGATTTCTTCTTCGGTAGGAATTTCTTTTTCTAAGTCCTCTAAAAGAAAGGTAAATAGTGTATACCTATTATTAATGTACCATGAAGCATTAGTTTTATTTTGAAGCATATAGTCTAAAATTTTGAATAATTCCATTTTAAGTGATTTATCATCTAGTCCATCAATTTCATTATTGAATTTCTCTATAAGTTGCTGTCTAATGGTATTAGCCCATACAACTTGTTTTTCAGTTCCTTGAAGTTCAGGAAGTTCCATTTCCTTAGCTTTCTCAGCGGCCTCTTTATTCTTTCTTTCCATTTCTTCTTCTAAATGTTTTTGATAACATTCAGGACAAAGTCCTTCAAACCTTCTATCAGCTATCCATTGTCTATTTTTCACAGGTCCATAAACTTGTGTGCGTCCTTCATGTCCACATGAATAAGTGCCATAATACCAAGCCATATTTATACCTCCTTGTTTTATTTGTTGATTATATTATAATATAAAAAGATATAAATTTCAAGTATATTTTAGAAAATATTTTATATTTTATTTTATTTTTTATTTTATATTTTTATTTTATGTTTTTATTCATATTATTATCCAAAAACAAAAAAAGGTAGAATCTAGCGTGAAATCAGACTCTACCCTTTCATACGCTCACATTTGACTTCTATTGAATTTTTATTTGTTTATATACCTATACTATTATTAATGTTATTTTTGTTGATTATACGCCAATCTGACAAGCCTTTTCTGTTCAAAAAATAAAAAAAGACTAGAGCCAAAGCCCTAGTCGTCTTTGAAACCTGGATTTTCTGTTGTAGGATTGTTTATAATCCCTAGCAATACCAATATTCCTAAAAATGATTTTACTATTTGGTTATAGTTTTCAGGTAATACATCTAATCCAAAAGCCTCAAGTAACATAGGTATAAACGCTGCTACTGCTACCCATAAACCATAATTTTTTAGTCTTTTTTTATCTAACATATTACTTCCCTCCTATACTTTGTATATACCAAAAGAAAAATCCCACAAGTGATGTAGCCCCTAGCATTACAAGAGCCTTTATCCAGGTTGTGAGACTTTCAATTTTCTCTATTAAACTTTGTATTTTCTCTCCCGTTCTAGCATCATTTATTTCAAGTTGGACAATACGTCTTTCATGGTCATCTAACTTTTCAACAATTTCATAATGTCTTTCACACGACATACTAACACCTACTTTCTCATATCCCAAAAAGCATATGTTCTTGTACCATTTCCATATCTGCCTTTTGGCCTACTGTCTAAATGAAAAAAAGTGTTATAGAATCCTACCCCTCCACCAAGGCCATCCTCTCTGCAAAGCTGAATCCACTTATTTTTTATGTTGTTTAGAAACTCATTCTGTCTCTCTTTCCCATATTTATAAAATTCATCAGGTAGTAGTATGTCTGAAGCTATTCCTTTCATATGCTTTGAATTTGGACTTCCACCGACTTTTTTATTATACTCTTGAGTTCTATATCCACTTGTAATTCTCATTGGCCTTTTATACCATTCTCTAAGTTTTTGTAACCGTTGAATATGATCTATTACATTAGCATTAATTAATACTTCTCCATTAGCTTTGCACTTAAATTCTACGATATTAAAATTCCTAGTTATCTGTCCGTCAAACGCTTTTATGTCAAGCATGATTTCACCTCCTAAAAAAAGTGAAGAAGGGCATAAAAAATACACCCTTCTTTTCAGGTGCTTTACTGAGCTAGATGCCCTAATTCTAATGCTTCAAGTTCTGCTTTTACATCTGCTTTTAAAAGTTCAGGAACGTCAGCAAAAGTCTTATATCCTCGAATAATTAGAGTTACATATACTGTCACCATAGTATCACCTCCAATCAATATAAAAAATACAAGTTTTAGTTTATTTAGCAGTTTCATTGTCCAAGAGCTCCTGTACTTCAGTTTTTAGATTAGCTGGAACATCATCAATGGTCTTTAAGCCTAATTTGATTAATTTATAATACACTTCTGCCATTATACTGTACCTCCTTGAAGTAATAATAATTGCTCATAAACTTCTGTAAGAGCTAACATAGTACTAACATTCTCTTGCTCTAGTTGAGCATTTTTAGCTTTTAGTTCATCAATTTCAGCTTGTTTTTTAGCTATTTCTTCAGCAATCTTTCCTTCAACTAAAACTCTCATAGTAGGAGAGTTTTTCATTATTTCTTCATACATAGTAGGTGTATATTGTACTTCTGCCATATTTATCTACCTCCTTATTTCCATACATTGATTAATTCATTTAGCTTATCCCCTAACTCCTGTGTAGTTGCTGTAGAAGTATCAGGGATAGTTGATAAGGCATACATCCTAAGCTCTTTGTCGGCCAATGGAAGTAAAGTAACCCAAACGCTTCCTAACTCTTTCTGGAGCCTTCTTTGAACATCTAATAGTCCTGCTATTGTAGCTGCAGTATTAATTGGATAAGTAGCTTGTATAGTAGGTCCAGTTGTAAGCTCTTGTGGATAGTGATATATGATTTCATACTTTTTACCATAAGAAAGACCACCAATTGTGGTGGTGTCTACTTGTGAGTAATCAGCATCTATGTAACTGATACTGTCTCCATCTACTATTTTTTCTTTGACACTTTCTATGAAATTGATAGGATATTCGGTATGTGGGATAGTAATTTGACCATTGCTATCTGCTATAGCTTCAAATCGTATAGCTGGCTCAATTATGAATGTAGTTTCCTCATCAAAGGTATATAAGTCCTCAATACCTTGAAGTTCATATATTTTCGGCTCTGCTAACTGATAAATTAACGTTTCTCCTGCAAATGTAGATTGTGCAGTTGCTAAATCCATAGTTCCTTTTTCAATTATAAAATATAAATAACCGTTACTACCTGTTGCAACTTTACCTATATTAGTTGCATTATCCCATTCACTTACTTTTAATTCAAACCTTCCATAAACATTAATTTGTCCTGTAACTTCATCAGAAAATTGCACAACATCGTTTGGTAACTGTACTTTTACTACGTCAACGTTTGTTGTGAAGGTTTCTACTGCTATAATGTCAGTAGATTGTAATGTATATTCATCACTAACCCTCTTAATTAACTTCCCATCATCACTAACTTCATCATTAACGCCGTTAGGAAGCGAGTGCAACCCGTCAACCCCGTCTGGTAGTGTGATATATGACACACTTTCTTTGTAGGGTTCGTAGGGTGTTGCTGTGGAGCCTTCTTCTAGTTGTAAATTTTTTATAGTTACTGTTCCTGTAGAGCGCCCATATATAAGAATATATGCTTTGTCGAAATAACTTGGGAATGTAATTGATTCTTCTGAAACTGACCCTGTAATCCCTTTATTAAATAATAGATTGCCATTTGAGTCATAAAGATTTATATATACCCTTTTAGTCGTTGCTGTTCCTGTTATGCTTTCCGCTGACAATGTAACTGTTTCACTATGTTTACAATTAATTGGTATTTTATATGAAACACCTGTTACTTTAAAATCAATTGTAATTTCATTATCTGAAACATTGTTTACTACTACACCTGAATTATTTTCATTTATCCATCTACTATCTGTAAATGGGGGTATTCTATTCTTCCCAACACTCTTAATTCTGACGCTGTTTGTAGATTTAGTGCTGTTGACATACGAGTATTTTTTAAGTAAAGCATTAGTACCTTCGGCATATTCTTCTGATGTAATTTCATTTATCATAATGCCATCTACATATCCATATTCTGTTTCATTACCTCTTACATTTATGCCTAAATTGAATTTAGTTGCAGTATCAAAATCAGAAGGTTGTATAACCAACCCTTGTCTATTGAATGAAGTTTCTATAACATATTCTTTATTTAAATAACCCACATCATTTATAATATTAGCTCTTAATCTAATACCTGTAGATAAATTGCCATTTTTAACATATGCAGATATTAAGTAATATTTTGAAGGGTCTAATAAACTTAATATGTCTCTGTATAATTCTCCACCTGTTTGACCTGCATTTAAAGTTATTTTTATCCCATTATTACCAAATACTTTGTTAGTACTATCTAAAGAAACAGTAATGTTAATTTTATTAAATAAACTTGTATCCTCACAATCTCCATCACTACCAAGCAAGTTGGTATATGTCCTACCCTTCAATTCTACGCTAACTTGACCATACACAGTGTTCGCTATATGATGTATTCTATCTGAAATCGTGATTGTAGTTTTCTCAACTGTATCTAATCTATTTTCTAAATCAGTAGTCCTCTTGTCAAGACTTTGTGTATCTGTTTGTAATTGCGATATATCACTTTCATTTTGAGTTACTCTAGTGTCAAGGTTTTGTGTATCTGTTTCTGCTTCATCTAATCTGTCCTTCAAGACTGTAAATGTTTTGCTTTTGACACTTGAATATCTAGAATCTACTATTTCTGTATTACTGTCTCCGGTTTGTCCTACTAAATTATCTACCCTATCTATCATATCATTTATTTTAGGATATGCTTCTTTTAACTTATCACTTGGTAAAAGTTTATTACTCAAATTATCACCTCTATTCTTTAGCAAAAGCTATATAGCTAATATCACAAGCATCTACATACCACCAATTTTGAAAATTAGCTGGTGTTACTGTTTTTACTCTTGCTCTTACTTTAAATCTTGCATTTACATAATCATATTCTAAAACTTCTACATTAATTGTCATTGTTGTAGTATTACCATCACCAGTTAAATATCTCATTTGTGGAGCCCCTCTAAAGCTAGGAGTAACAATAAATTCCCTTCCAATAAAGTCAGGGTTAGTCAGCGTTATCCAAGCAATACCTATTCCTTGAGAGTCTAAAGTAGCCTCGTCTGGAACATTATCTACCCCTGAACTACTTCCACTCAAACTAGCAGTTCCACTTTCAAATAAATTAAGATAAACATATTCGTTACCATTGCTTAATATTTTCTTTTTAAAACCTTCTTCATCCATTATTGTTTGGCTTCCATTTCCATGATCTACTACAAAACCTGCATCAGTAAACGTTATTCTAAGAAAATAGTTTTTACCTGCATCTTTCGTAAATCTAATTCCTTCGTTATCTATTAATATATATTGATTGGTATCTATTGTGTTATCTGTGTTTAGTTTATACACTTTTAATCCTTCACTATCCCATTTAAAAGCATTAGGATTGTCAGCGTTGCCTACAATACTAATTAAATTGGTCCATATGGTTCCTGATACAATCTCATCTGCTACAAATCCATCGCCAGTACCGAATGTTCTCCATATCCAGTTACCACTTTGGTCTTTTTCATTACTAATTGCTAAAGTACCACCTAAAAGTCTTAGTGCCTTTGTTGCAAGTTGCTCGTCTTGATTATCTAGTATTAATATTCCGTTATTATCTGTTACCTTAACTGTTCCAAGTCCTGCCTTTAAGTCATTGTTAGCTGCATCAATTGTGCCTTCTAGTATGCTTGTAGATATTGTATTATTAGAATTTATCGCCTTTGCTCTATTCCATATATCTTTATAGTTTTTAACTTCATTTACAGTTTTTCTAATTTCAACGTTGTATGTGCTTATATCATCTTGAAAGTTGCTTAATATTACTTTTGAATTTCTCTTTTCAATAGGATTATACTCATATTCAACAATTCTAGCTGCTATTTCTATACCCAATCCTTCATCAACAGGCTTTACTGTATCTCCAAGTCTTATAGTTTCAAGTGCTTTAAATTCATCTAATTCTTCAAGCTCTAAAAAATCAATTTCATAAATTACTTTAGGATTTCCTTCACTGTCTTTTTTAGTCCCATCTACAATATGCTTTATTCCCTTTAGGTTTTTACCTAATCTTATTTCTACACCATTATTGGCTCCTCGCATACTATATAAATTTACTGTGTATTTATCAAATTCAAGTTCGGCATCATAAGCCTGTGCTATATCAATGAGAAGTGCCCTTTTATTTATTTCCTGCTCGTCTCTTTGAAAAGTTTGAGTTCCTAAATCTTCAACTGTACCGACAGTAAATGGAGTTCCTTCTAAAGCATACTGTAGGGCTTCTGTAGCAGTAATGTTAGAGTAATCAAATAGAGTGTTTTCTTCTAGCAATTCATAACTTACTTGCTCGCAGTATACACTGCATAAAAGTTTGTTGTTACTTGTTCTTTCTTTAGTATAAGTAACAATATTAAATAATTGATTTTTAATTTCTATTTGATTTCCATACTGTATATAATCAGTTTTGAGTTCTTCAATTATAGCTATAAACGTAAATGTATAATCTCCATTAATTTTTTCTCTTATAGTAGCTTGGGAAACGTTGTTGAGTATTGCTAACTGTTTTCCTGATTTATCTTTTATAATTGGATACAATTTATCACCTTCTATAAGTAAGTATTTCTATAATTAAAAAACACATTTACGTTTAAATTAGTTCCATCTATCGTAAATGTGCTATCACCAACTGGTATTTTTACAAAGCTACCTGTAAAATCTATAAGTTTATTAACTTTTTCTCCGTATGCATCTATGGTATAACAAAGCATTTTTTCGCAGTCTACATAAACCTTCTCTGTTATGTTTTGAATTGTAAATCCTCCTGTAGAGTTTGAAACACTTATAGAATCTGCTGTTCCATCTATTTCTATTACTGGCATAGCTTCAAATGTACCTAAATTTGTTACTGTAGCCTCTTGGTATCCAGTTACATAGAAGTTATTTTCTAAATCATATCCAACTGGAATATAAGAATATAAATAAACCTCACTATCAAGTATTACATTTTCATTTAAGTAAGTTGAATAAGCAAAAGGCTTAACTTTAAAAGTAAGGTTTAAAATATCAACAGAATTATCTATTTTAGTTGATATACCTACTAATCTACCAATATAGTATTTATCTGATTCATAATCTAAAATAAGCTGTCCTTCCTGACTAAGCCACTGTGATATTTCTCTCATTTTTAATCTTCTTAATGTGAAATCAGATTCTATAAAAACACATTCAAGTTCAATTATTTTATCTTCATAACCATTTTCAAATTTATATGAACCATGTCTATTAGGTACAACTTCCTCGACTATTCTTTTTTTAGCAAGTGGGGGAAGGTTTTTAGTTTTAATATAAATTCCATATTCGCTTGAATGTTTATCTATATTATCAGTTGTAAACCTAAATCCATACATTAACTAACACCTGCCCCTCTAGTTGCTGAATTTTGAAGCATGTAAAGTTCTCTAGCAATTCTTTTTATATCTGCTTCTTCCCTAACTACTAAGCTTGAAATGTTAAAATTATTTATAATTCTTCCAAGTAAACTTTGTGTTTCTTCTGCTGTATATACTTTTTCTCCACCTTTAAAATTAACAAGTTCAGGTCCTTCTTCTCCTACTAAAGCTAATCCAGCTTTGGCATAATCTGTTCCAGTTGCATATCCATTTCCAATCCATCCACCTGGCTCTTCATCCTCATCACTATCATCAACTGTCCTCATATTTCCATCGTCATCTATTATTGTGTGAGTACCATCTTCATCGAATATATGATGTTCTCCTGTATCTGAGTTGTAATAGCTTTCTGAATCGTCATCATCACTACCGCCACCACTTGTTCTATATACACTATCACTTATTTTATCTCCAAAATACTTCTTTTGTTCGTTCAATTTAGATGTGGTGTTTTCTATCTCTTCTCCAAGTTCTGCCTGTGCTACTTGAAGCTCTAATAATCTGTTTCTATATTCTAGTGCTACACTAGATCCTTCTCCAAACTTTTCAATAGCTTTATTTAAAGCCTGTTCTGTTGCTTCAATTTCTATGTTTAGCAAATTATGTTTTTCTCTTTGAACTTCTAACTGCTTTGAAAGATCTTCTGAACTGTCAGCAACTATATCATTTTTTATCTTCCAAAGTTCATATTTATTTTCTATTATGCTTACTGTATTTCTAACATAGTTTTGTACTTTACCCAAAGCATCAGCTATCTTTGTTGCAAGATTTTCAGATGCATTTCTAACTTTATAAGCATTATTCTCAAGTCCTTTTGTGAACATGTCAACAAAATTAGGTGCCCATTTATC